CAGAAAACTACAAGGGCACATCTCTTGAAGGCCTTGACGCATACGAACGTCAGCTTAAAAGATTTGACATTAAGGTTTCGGGCGAAAACTGCGATACTGTTTCAAAGTTTTTCCAAACTTCCGATTCAGCAGCTCTTTTTCCTGAATTTGTATCCCGTTCTATTAAGCTCGGTATGAGAGAAGCGTGCACCGTAGATAAAATCATTGCAACCACATCTTATATTGATTCGCTTGATTACAGGTCTATTTCGCTTGAAGATACAACTGATTTGGTCGACTTTATAAATGTTGCCGAGGGCAGTGCATTTTCAGATGTAAAGATTACTGTGAAAGACAAGCTTACCAAGCTTAAAAAATACGGCAAGATGATTTCCGCATCATATGAGGCAATCAAGTTCCAAAAGCTTGACCTTTTCTCAATCACACTTCGCAGAATCGGTGAAAATATGGTTTATTATGAGGCATACGATGCACTTGCAACAATTGACAAACCAACCGTAAATAAGATTACATATACCGGTGATACATTTACTTATGATAATCTTATTGATATTTACACAATGATGAAGCCTTACAATCTTACAACAATACTTGTTGACCCTAAGTCATTTGCAAGACTTCTTAAATTACCTGAAATGAGAGACGCAAACGCAGGTCTCGATTTTCACGGCACAGGCAGAATGGTTACTCCTTTCGGTGCAGAGGTTTATTGCTTAAAGGAAATGGATTCCGATACCCTTATTGCAATTGATAAAAACTATGCGTTTGAAAGAGTAATTGCATCAGACATTACAACAGATTTTGACAAGCTTATCGACCGTCAGATTGAAAGAGCAACAGTATCTACAATTGTTGGTTTCTCAAACATTTTCCCTGATGCCGTTGCTATGCTTGTTAAGGCAAAATAAGGTGATTTATTATGACTGATTTAAGTAAAATTAAAGCGGAATTTATCACTCTTTCGTCTTTGAGTGAGGAAGATGCGGGAAAATATCAATCGCTTATCGAAATGGAATGTGAATATATAAATTCACTTTTAAAAAGCAGTGATGACGAAAATAATTCCTGCGTAATATTTCTTTGCGCTGCAAAGGCTTATTATCGATATATGCTTACTAATCAGTCAGACGGTATCACTTCGTTTAAGGCAGGAGATGTGTCATATTCGCTTGACACGTCTTCTGCGCTTGAAAATGCAAGGGCAATATACAATTTTGCTCTTGAACAGTGTGCCTCGCTGATTAAAAACAATCATTTTGCTTTTGAGGCGGTGTAATATGAGAAGCGGATATATTATAAAAAATCATCTTGATAAAATCGGAATTGAGGCAACGCTTTATGACGGAGAATGGAACTCAATGCCGTTTAAATGCACCGTAAATCCCTTGTGGCGAAAAAAGAGCAGTGCATTTGACGATGATGTTACAGAACTTGGAATAAATGAAGCGAGATATTATTTGTATCTTGGTCCGAAAACGCACAATGTTATGGAAATAAGCGATAACGGATATTTGCAAACTTCGTCGGGCAAGTATAAATTTTTGAGAAAAAATGCAGTGAAAATAAACGACGAGGTTATTTATTATACAGGCATTTTAAGAGAAATTAAGGAGGCGGAATACGATGAATATTAATGATTTTATAATCACCTTTGCAAAAGCTCTTAAAGCTGATTATTTTTTTAAAAATATTAAAATCATCAAGCCTTTTGAAAATGTATCTTATGCCGGTGAAATAAAAAAATACGTTTGTTTGTGTCGGTCTTGACGAGATGGAAATTACGCCGATAGAGCTTGGCGATGATACAAAATATGCAAATGTCAAAATTAAGGTCGGTATATTCACCGAGAAAAATAATTCTGCTTTTGCAAAGGATGTGTTTTTAAATATTTGCAGGGTAAGCCAAAAATTTAATATTACTTCAATAAAAGCACAGCCTCTTGAATATGTAAAGCAAGCCAAGGGATATAGGCTTAACGGCTATTTTTCATTCGGCACAAATATTGATTTCGGAGGTGAAAGCGGTGAATGAGGAATATGAACAGGCGGAAAATATAAGCGAAATTATCCGTCTTGATAAAAATCAATATGATAAATCCGCAGGTGAATAATGAAAGAATTTAAAATGAGATTTAAGGATTTTGTGTTTGATACAAATCCGTCATATATTCAGGTTATTACCTCTCGTGATGTTTCAAACACTTCTGTCTATGACGGAAAAGGAATTACTCAGGATATATCACAAAAACCGATTATCGTTAAAGGAAAGGGCACTTTTTTCTCAGACGATGCAGACGAAAAATGCGCTCGTCTGTCATATCTTTTAAGGCAGGGAGGCGCAGGCGAACTTCATTGCCCGTCGCTTTATCCTATTGAGGCAATTTTTACCGAGTTTAAGTATGATTCAAGTGCAACGCTTGGTAAAATCGAGTATGAATTTGAGTTTACTCAGGTGTGTGATGATAAAAAGGAAATTGCTCCTCTCGATTATATTGTTGCATACGACGGGGATAATGCTTTTGATATTGCGGCAAGGGCAAATATGAGTGTTGACGAAATTATGCAATTAAATGATATAGAAAGTCCGTTTTCAATAAAGAAAGGTGATCGGGTGAAGCTGAGATGAAAATTGTTTTAGTGACAACGTTGGGAAATAAAATAATACCAAGCGGTATTGTTTCAGCCGTTTTAACACAGACGGCAGAGGTTGCTTGCGACAGTCTAAGCATTAAAATTATCGGCGGCAAATCGCTTGATGAAATTGAGAGAGTATATGTTTATAAAAATAACAAACTTATATTTAACGGCTATTGCGATTGCCAGAGGACAACTGCTGATGAAAGAGGATTTGAAACATATATTTATGCTCGTTCAAGTGCCTGCCTTTTGGTTGACAACGATGCTTTCGCTTATACATATAATCGTCCGAGTGCTCAAAGTCTGTTTGACGCTTATGCAAAACCGTTCGGCTTTTCTTATAAGCTTGACGATATTTGCACGTTTAAAAAATATGAAGTTTCAAGCGGCTCCTCGCTTTACGGTGCTATCAATTTGCTTGTTTCAACAATTACCGGCAATTCAATAAGGATTAATGCCGATAATGAAATTTTTATGTTGAAACCGAGCGAAAATATATTAAGCCTTAATGATTTTTCAGTGATTTCGGCAAAAAGCATAATAAATCGAAGCGAACCGATTTCGGCAGTTAATTATAAAAAGGAATTTTCGTATCTTTACGATTGCCACACCTATTCGCAGCTTGCTGAAAAATTAGGATTTTCAAGGCAAAGATATGTAAATCTTGCGGCGCTTCCGAGTTGGCAGAGAAATTATAAAATTTCTAAAATGCTCAAAGATTCGTTCAAGGATTATAAGCGCCTTGAAATAACGCTTAAAGGTTATGTTGAAAGCGAGCTTTTACAGCGGTTTGATTACAGCGGTAAACTTGGTGATTTTAATGATTATCTGCTTTTTGAGAAGGTTTATTCCATTGATGAAAACGCTGAGCACACAAAGCTTATTTTAAGAAAAAATATCGATATCTCGGAGGTAAATTATGTGGATTAGCAAGCAGATTATTAAAGAACAAAAAGTGCCTGCTGTTGAATGCGGTAAGGTTACTATGAGCTCAAACGGTGCTGTTGAGGCAACTTCAACAGGCGTTGAAAGAAATGTTAATTTTTACTCTCCTTACGGCTACAATTTTTGTATACCTAAGGGTGAAAGGCTTTTGCTTACTCAAGGCGGAGGAGAGCAGGTTTGCATAGGAGTTGAAAACGACAGTTCAAATGTTGAATACGGAGAAATCAAAATCATGTCTCTTTCCGGTGCATATATTCACCTCAAAAATGACGGAAGCATAGTGATAAACGGATTGGTTATATAAAAGGAGGGCAAAATTATTGAGTGATATTAATGAAAAAACAACCGATATTATTAATTTGTGCCGCTCGGCTGTTTATTGCGAAAAAGGAGAATTCTATCCCGACAAAAATTTCGGCAGCAGAATACACGAGGCAAAAGGAAACGAAAGGCTTATGCTGTCGTTTATCAGAATGGCTTTATCAAAGCTTGACGGGGTATATGTTAAAAATGTTACATATACCAAAAACGATAATTTAATTACAGTTGATGTTCTTATTAATAATGAGGAAAGGCAGGTGTACGTTGTAATATGAAGTCTACATATAATGAAATTTTGCAGAATATGAAAGCTGCTTACAATAAAGAAATTGGCAGGGAAATTGCTGAAAATTCTATTGATGAAAAAAAGCTTGAAGCAATTGCAAGCGAACTTTACGGCTTGTCATGCTACGGCGATTTTATTTTAAAGCAAGCGTTTGTTCAAACTGCAACGGGAGAGTATCTTGACCGTCACGGTGCGTTGCGTGATTGCAAAAGAAAGCTCGGTACTAAAGCAAAGGGTACGCTTACATTTGGCATTAATGAAGCAATTGCAAGCGATATAGTTATTGAAAAGGGAACTGTTTGCTCAAAACCGAATTATCCGCTTATTCAGTATTCAACAGATGAAACGGTTATTCTTAAAGCGGGCAATACAAGTATATCGGTTTCATGTACCGCTTTGGGAAACGGAGAAAAATACAACTTAGAGGGCGACAATTTACTGACTCTTGTTAATCCTCCGTCGGGGATTGAATATGCGTTTAATGCGTATCCGATAACAGGCGGAAGCGATGACGAAAGCGACGGCTCGTTTAGAAAAAGAATTATGTCAACATTTAAAATTCCGCTTAATTATTTTAATAAAAGTTCAATTGAACTTGAAATTAAAAACATTGGCAATATTAAAGATTGCTCAATAAAGCAAAGCGACACCCCCGGAAGCGTAAGGGTAATTGTTTCTTGCCCCGGAGAACTCACGAGTGAAGAATTGGAAGGCATCAAAAAAGCATTTCCGCAAATTGAACTGTTTGGTGTTAAAATTCATATTGAGTATGCCAAAAAGACGCATGTATCGATAAAGGTCAAGGCTAATGTTGACAGTATTTCTGATGAGGCGTCACAAAAGCAAGAAATATATGATAACATTTATGAAATTTTAACACGCAATAAAATAAACTATAATATTTCACTTGATGAGATTAGAAAGGCGGCGCTGAAAATCGACAGCGTTCAAAGCGTTGAAATAAGCGGAACAAATGTTTTGGGCGATTGTATTCTTTGCGACGGCGACGGCTATATTCTTCTTGACAATTTGGAGGTCGAACTTTATGAATGTTAGCAATACATGTATTTACAGGCTTTCGTCGCTTTTGTCTGCGCTTAATTTGAATGTAAGAAGAAACGGATTCAATTATGCCATGATTAAAGCTGTTGATGCGGGAATGACGCTTGTGGAAGAATATTTTGATAAAATACTTTCTGAAGTGTTTTTTGATTCGGCTAAAAATTACGGCATTAAAATGATGTGCGATTTACTCGATTTGGATGCGATTAACTATGAGAATGTTCAAAAAGGCTTATCGCAAGGTTTTGTTAAATATAAATATGATGAATTTAAAGAGGAATGTTTGAAAACTTTTGATAAAAATATGACGTTTAGCGTATCGAATTTTGTTTTTTCTGCCGGCGGCAGTAAAGAGTCTTTTTTATCGCAAGTTTTAAAAAATATTTCTTATTTTGAAAAATATATTTGTCCCGGTGTTGTTATGCAGGCGAATGAGAGCATTTATGATTTCGATGCGCTTGATGCGCTTGATTATAATGCAGACGATTGGGACAAAATTGCAAAAATATCATTTAATTTTATAGACAGTTTAGGAGGTGCACAATGAGCAACACAAATAAAACAGAAATAGGGCTTAATCTTTGGCTCGGTGGGGACAAACCTAAAAGAGAAGATTTTTGTAATGATAATTTGATTATCGATAAGCAAATTATAGACCATAAAAACGATATGTCCTGCCACGTGTCTGAGGAGGAAAGAAACAAATGGAATACGAATGTTTATTGCAATATTTATTATGGCAATAATGAAAGTGTTCGTGAAATTGCAACCGCTTGCCCATTTGATCCGAGCGCAGTTATTATTTTCCCGACAGGCGTTACCCCTCACGTTTGGGATGCGCCAAATAGCAAAGACTATATTTATACGGCTTACGGCTCTACCTTTGGTACTACAAACGGTTTGCGTTTTAGAGATGACAGAAAAACTCTTAAAGTTTCTCAAAACCTTAAGGGTATTATGAACGAAGTTGTTTGTCTTAATGAGTCGGGTGTTGCATATTGCTATGTTTGTATAAGGTAGGTGCTAACACGTAATGAAAAAGCAATGGAAGAAATTCTTTCATTGCTTTTTGCCTTGTATGTTGAAAAGTAGTTGAATTTCTCTTGACTTTTTTCTTTTTTTCGTATATACTCTTGTTTGTTGCATGTCAGTGCTTCAACTTAATATTTCGAGGTGTAGCTCAGCTTGGTAGAGCGCTGCGTTCGGGACGCAGAGGCCGCAAGTTCAAGTCTTGTCACCTCGACCAAAAGGGCTACTTTTCAGTAGCCCTTGTTTTATACCTTAAAGTGCAAAAAACCGCCATTTTAGGCGGTTTTCTTATTTTTATATGTTGTTATTTGTTTTTTACAAAACGAATATTGTAGGGCTAATTGCTCCCTTTGTTGCTCCCCTCTCGTTATTTTAGAAGCCTTAATATATTAATCAGTTTTAAATAAACAATTTATTTTTTTATAAATTTTAAAAAAAGTCTTGACATTGTACGCATTGCGTGCTATAATGTAATTAAAGAAAGGGGGTTGATACCAATGAGACGAAATAAAAAAGCCAAGTCAAAAAAAGAAGTACATAAAGTTGACTGGAACACAATTTTAGCAACTTCTTTAATGGACTTGGTTGTCGGAACTATCTTAATCATAATTGATAAATTGATTAAATAGTTTTAGACAAAAGGCTTGGGGCGAAAGCCCCTTGCCTTTCATAAACATTATATATTAAAATTAGTGAGGTGTCAATGTGAATAATTTTTTATCATCACTTGGTATTGTTTTAGTTATTTTTGGTACTGTAAAACTTATTGCTTACCTTATTAATAGAATAAGGTCACAATCAAAATAAATATATTCAGGAGCACAACAATGGAATTAAAAGAAATTAGAAAATTTATGAAATTTACTCAACAAGATATAACAGATTTATTTGGTATTCCAAGACGAACATTTCAGGATTGGGAGCTTGGAAACAGAAAATGTCCTGATTGGTGCAAAAATCTTGTTATCGAAAAAATGCTTAATTATAAAAAAGATGATTACATTACATTATATAAAATCGACGATATTTCAAGAGAAGAAGCAAAAAACGCATATTTAGGCTGCGTATATGATGAAGCAGTAGAAACTTTTAATAAATTATGTCAAAGTATCGACGATTCACGCCCCGAAAATTTCATAGATATAAAATTGTATCGAATTCCAATTGATTTTGATATCACAAACAAAGAACAACTATTTAATGCTTTATCGGCTAAAACAGGATATCAATTAAGCTCATTTTAAAAACATCAAAACGCCCTCGGCTGAGTGACCGAGGGCGTTTTGATTGAGATACGTAGCTTTTGGCATCGGACTACGTAACATTATAATATCATTTAATATTATGCTTTGTCAATAATTTATTTATAGGAATTAATCTTAGCATAAGCTACTCTGCCGGTCTTAACAGCCTTAACCTTATCAACGCTTGCGCTGATATGTTTTTGCACAATAATTTCAGTATGTGGCAGATACTCGTATTTAATTCCTGTAAGGTTTTGATTTTTGTAAAGATATGTTTTACCTTTAAGCCTGTAGTGCTTGCCTACCGTTGTTTTATAGCTTACTTTCTTCGGCTTATCGGCTACAACCTTTGTGTTTGAAAGATAAGCAGCGCTTACCCAACCTTTAGCCGGAACGGTAATATAAGACCACGAGCCACTTACTTTGGTAACAGTAACCTTTGTGCCTTTCTTGAGCTGAGTTAAGACCTTTGATGATTTATCAGCTTTAGCTCTGACATTAAGTGACTGTGACTTAGTAGCTACATACTTTGTAACCGACTTCTTTACTTTTGATTTTTTCTTTTTATAGTCATTCGAGAACACCCAATAATTAACGGTGTTGCCGTATTTCTTAAAATTTTGCTCACTGACGAAAACAGTGTTACCACTAAGCTTAGCACCTGCAGCCTTTCTGCTCGGTGTGCTAAATTTTCCAACATAAGAATAAGGGTCGTAAACGGATATAGTACCACTATTATAGCCAACAAGCACAATGTAGTGGCCGGATGTAGTGAATAAACCGTAATTACAAGAGGCAACGATAAAATAATCAGATACGCCGTCCTTGTTTTTATCCTTCTTCAAATAGTTTAAGGCTTTATCAATATTAGAAGTTGTAGCATATTTCTTAAAATTAAAATAGTCAGCCACAAAAGACCAAGCCGACCACGCAGTTCCGTTTGACTTAGTTCGATAACCGTTATCAACAAAAAGCTTTGCCATAGTTGTTGGTAATATCGCACCTTTTGAGGAGCTTACAACCATTGCCGCCGAAGTTGGACCGCAACCACTTGATTTAATCGTTTGCGTTTTATTGTTTGAGCTTGTATAAGGTTTTTTCGCCCACCTGCTGTCAGCCTGATTATAATATGTAAGACCTTTGCAAGCGCCAAGAAGTGCTTTACCTTTCCCGGTATTAGTACCGTCATAAGAAATATTTTCTTGTTCAATAACGGCATCCTGCTCAATTAAGCTTTCATCAACAACAGTGCTTTCGGATTTAGGTTTTGCGATAATAGGCTCATCAGTGCCGATATCCTCGCCGTTTTCAACTTCGTCCTTAGTTTTCTCTGCTTCTTTCTTAACATCAGCAGAAATAGTAACTTCGGGTTCGGCTGTTTGCTCAACGGTAGTCGTTTCTGTCGGTTTTGTTGTGCTTTCGATATTTGATTTATTACAACCGCAAAAAATTGATGTAATCAAAAGCAACGACATTATCACGGACATTATAGCTTTATTTCTTTTCATTGTTCTTAACCTCTTCCTCAATTTCTAAAAATGATTTAATAGCGTTTTTTACAGATTCAAATACTCTTTTGAAAAGTTTGTCGTAGCCGTACATTGCACCGTAAGCAATAAAGAACGAGCCGACGACAGCGCCGACAATTATGTACCAAACGAGTTTGAACGGCACAATCTGACTTGCCGCAATGACTGTAACAAGGGTTAAAATCAAGGAAACACCGAATACAATCAAATTATAAACGATATTTTCCTTATCCTTAAATACGGATTTGATAATTTCAGTGATAATTTGCACGGCTAAAATAAGCAGTGCAACGATAATAAGCGATATACATAATGTTTTCATTGTTTTTTACTCCTTTATTTTGTGAAATGTTCTTTACATACCTGTTCGAGGTCGTCTATCCTGTGATTCGCAACCTTAATATCGTTTTGAATAAGCGGAATTCTCTCGGCGAAATTATTATGCTTATCCACTTTCCTTTCAAGCTGTTCAATTCGATAATTTGTAAGCTTTGAAGCGGTAATAATTCCGCCGAATGTACCGATAAGCGTTCCCACTAAGCTTACAAGCGCTACTGCTATTGTATCTGTCATATCATCACCTCTTTGTCTTATGCAAGTTTCCAATTCTTGGAAGCTATAGCACTTTTCTGTTCGTCCGTCAATTTTGACTTCACATCTGTGTGTAGTGTTAATGTTCGTTGGCTTGTAACTGTTGCCAAGCCATCTATAATATTTTGGATTGATGCATCTGTCAATAGTGGTGAATTACCAAAAGAAATACTAAATTTAATGCTTTCAGGAACAATTTCAACATTTTCTAATGCTGAACATCCTGCAAATGTTTCACTAAAACATTCAGTATATGCGCCATCTGCTGCGTTGGTAAAATCAAGTGTCTTAATTGATTTTAAACTTGTACAATTTTTAAAAGCACGAATACACCATCTAACTATTGAAATATCTAAATCGATGCTTTCTAAAGCTGTGCAACCATTTACAAAATCTGTAAGATTATAAAAATGACTTGTGTCAACCATTGTTTTGTTAAGAATCGTAAGTGAAATACAATTTTGAAACATACTTGACGCATTGATTTGCGCAGCGGAATTCATATTAATTAATTTAACCTGAGCACTTGTTAATTTTGAACAGCCATTAAATAAATTAAATAGTTCTGTAACTGCACTACAATCCAATGTTAGAAACTTTTCCAAGTTTGAGCATCCATAAAACATTCCTTCCATAGTTGTTACTTTAGGCATATTTAGATTAGATACGGCTGTTAATTTTGAACAGTTTTGAAAAAGTCCTTTTGCTGTTGTAGCTTTAGAAAAACTTAAATTAGGCACTTTAGTAATTTGTGTTTCACCAAAAGCCCACGCTGCACTTGTAACATTGGGAAAGTTTAAATCCTCCGTACCCAAATCTGATAAAGAGCACGACCAAAACATTTCACTCACATTAGTGATAGTTTCGTGATTAAACTTCGGCAATTGAGTGATTTTTGAGCCATAGCCAAACATTCCAAAGCCGTTTGTTATACTGTCAAAACTGAATTTTTGAACCACATCATCCGTCACTCTTGTATTCCTAAATGCATTAGTAAAATCTAAGCCTTTTGAAAAATCGCCTGTATTTATTACATTGATTAATTTAGAGCAATTATAAAAAATACTATTAAAATTTGTACCGTTGCTTGTGTTTATGTTCGCTTCCGTCAAATTAGTACATTCCGAAAAAGCTCCACTCCAATCAATTATTTCAAGGCATTTACTATTCATAAAACGTGGGAAATAGTATAATCTCTTATTACCGGCAAACGCTTTGGGATTACTTTTTCCAAAACCAATAGTATTTAAAGCCCAAAATAGTTTATGATTTTCGTAATAGTCATTTGAAAATGGATAAGTGAAACTTCCATTACTTGTAATTCTATTTTCTTCACTTACAAATGCGACAGAATTTTCAATAATATACGGATAATATGTCTGCGTTTTTCCGCTTACATCTGTAATTTTTACATATGATATATCCTTATATAAACAACCGCCTGTGTGAGGTGAACGAAAGATATTCAAATTGCCTAATGCACTCAAATTACTCCACGTTATTTCATTTTCAGATTGAGTTTCATCTATAAATAATCTGTTATTTTCGATTTTAGCGATATGCCAATCAGTATCAAACGGTATTCTTATTTGAGCAGTAGATGAAACAGAAAATTGAAGCATTGAATTATAATAGCCCAACAAAAATGTATTCGAATTATTTTTCCAATTTCCACAAACCCAAGACTCACCGCTCGGTCTGTCAGTAAATCTGTATTTAATTTCAATACCTCGGATATCGATTATACTTTGTGGCAGCTCAAAATATGAATTATCAGAATTTGCTGTAAGGTAAGGAAGTTTTATTGTTGCGACGTCGTTCCCGTTGTCGCCAACTTGAATATCTTGCACCTTTTGCACCAATTCATCTAAAGACAGATTATCTGTTGCTCCTGATTTAGATTTAATAGTATCAGCAAGAGTATCAAGCTTTGATA